AAGAATTTGGTCGCTGATGCAACCGTTTGGAAAAGTTCCAATGGCTTCATAAACCATGCGCTCAAGTTTTGAAGTGTCAACAGCATTTGCTGCTTTATGGCTGGTGTCTGGGTCCTGTCTGCGAACCAGTATTTTTGGATCAGATCCAAAGTCTTGATCAAACAAGTTCATTGTGGTGTTCATAACATTGCCTCAAAAAGGAATGTCATCATCCATGTCATCAAAGCCCGACCCTGTGTTCGTGGCTTTTCTGACAGGTTGCTCTTGGCCGCCGTTGCGGGCACGCCATTCAGGCGAGCCTTGGATCTTCTCCTTCAGGCCGTTGCCAAAAGTCTCAAACAATTCCATGTCGGGGGTCTCAATCACAAACATGGCCAGCTTGTTGAAGCCTTGAGGTAAGCCAGCTTTCTTGATGGCCACAGGCACTGGGTTGATCGAGACAATGTTGGTGTACTCTTTGCCGTTGTTGCCCACCGCCTTGGATGCGGTAATCATGGCCCACGCGCCCAGCACGTTCTTCAGCTCAAAGCCGCGCAGCTCATCGGACGTGAAGTCACGGCCACGCCAAGCTTGCAGGTCCTTGCGCAGCGTTGCCTTCTCAGCCAACGAGAGCGTGAAGTTCTTGCTGATGCTCATCGGCTCACCCTTGGCTGTCACCAGCGCATTGCCGTTGTCGTCTTCGCCGTGAACCTCAAACTGAATCATCACCTTTTGAAGGTGCTTGACCTGCCCTTGGTACTCGGATTTTTGTGTGCCCATGTCCACAATGCGGTAGCACCTAGCCAAATGCATTCCGGGGGCCACGGGCGTAAAGCTACCGCCGCCGCTGTCTTTCGCTGTCAAACTCATTTTTCGCTCCTATCAGATTTAAAAATAGACGCCGTGGGCACGCCGCACTCTGTGCAGATCGTCTCCCAGTCGTCTCGGGTAGCAACGCCTGCGGTGGCCCTGCAAAGGGCCTCCTCAAGCATTTGCATTCGCTCCAGCATGAGCTGGTGAAACTCCTCGCCCATGTCAGTCCTTGACCAAGTAGTAGGCCAAACCAACCAAAACAAACAGCGTGATGCCGCTGCCGGGGCCAAGAAAAAAACGCACAACCGCTGTAAAAAAGTCCCGCATAATTCGCTTTCGAGTTAAAGTTTTGCAACTGTACCAAATTTAACTTGAGGATACAACCCCCTTGCGCAAATATTTTTTTGGTGTATGATGCGCTTAAACCAACACAAAGGATGGCCGCATGACACTAGATGAATTTTTTGAAACCAAGCCGCGAGGAGCGAAGCTGGCCATGGCCAACAAGCTTGGCGTGAGCAAGACGTGGATGAGCCTCGTCATCTCAGGAAGGGCGCTGGCCAGTCCTGAGCTGAGTGGGGCCATCGAGCGCTACACCAAAGGGCAGGTGAAGCGCACAACTTTACGGCCCGATATCTTCGGAGACCTAAAGTGATTTGGTACAAATTCCACCTTGGTGACTACATCACCCACACCACGCATCTTAGCGATGCAGAAGACTTGGCTTACCGCCGTCTGTTGGATTTGTACTACATGAGCGAGAAGCAAATCCCACTTAATACCGAATCGGTTTCGAGAAAAATCCGCATTGATTTGGACATAACCGAATCGGTTTTGGGGGAGTTTTTTGAAAAGACAGAAAATGGGTATTTCAACCACCGTTGTGATGCTGAAGTAGCTAAATATCAAGCACAAGTAGCGAACAATCAACGACTCGGAAAGCTAGGCGGTCGCCCGAAGAAAACCGAATCGGTTAGCGAATCGGAACCGAATGGTAACCCTAAGAAGATAAAGAATAAGATAAATACCATTACGTCGGTTGCACCGACAACATCACGATTTGACGACTTTTGGTCAGCTTGGCCATCATCAAAACGAAAAGTCGCTAGATCGGCCTGTGAGACGAAATGGAAGCGTCATGCACTAGACCCCTTAGCCGACAAAATTATTGCGTCTGTGACCCGTTTAAGGGCTTCTGAGCAGTGGGTTTCGGGGTTTGAGCCTTCCCCACTTACGTTCATCAACCAAAAGCGTTGGGAAGATGAGTCAGGAACCGATTCGGTTAACGGTTCGGTTTTCAATAGGAGAGTGATATGACGAAAGAAACAGGTGGGCCAGCGTTTCCACGCGACCACGCCCATGACGGTCACAACGGCATGACCCTGCGCGACTACTTTGCAGCCAAGGCGATGCAGGGCATTTGCGCTCACTCAGGCGGGGCCAGCCCTGTATGGGCAGAGAACAACAGTGACATTGCAGAAGTTAGCTACGAGCTGGCCGACGCCATGCTGAAAGCGAGGGAAGGATGACACCCGTTGAAAACCTAATCTCGCGATTGGACAAGGTCAAGGGTCGCAACGGCTCATGGACTGCCAGATGCCCTGCGCACGACGACAAGGGGCCTTCCTTGGCCGTTCGAGAGGGTGAGGATGGTAGGGTACTGCTCCACTGCTTTGCGGGCTGTGAGACCGCCAACGTGTTGGGTGCGATTGGCATGGACATGACCGACCTGTTCCCGCCCGACAGCAAGCGCCGAGATTACGCAGCCGAAGGCAAGCCCAGCATGAAGCCTGCGTTCTTTGCCAGCGACCTGATGCGCATCATTCACTTTGAGGCCCTTGTGGTGCAGATCGTGGCTTTTGACATTGCCAACAGCAAGCCTGTGACAGAAGAGACCCGCGAGCGCATGCTCACGGCATACCAAAGAATTGACGAAGCAGTGAGGTACGCAAATGTCTAATGTGGCAGCAATTGAGCAACGAGCACGCGCCCTTGATGACGCCCGCAAGGTGCGCTTGGTGAAGTCGCAAGACATTGACACCGAAAAATATTTGAAGGCTCACGACGTGACCCACAAGGTCCACGAGGCGTCGGTGTGGCTGGAAGAGTTGCAGCAGGAGCTGGTCAACCCACCCGAGCGGGACGTGAGCACCACGATGCCATGGGCGAAGACGCATGCGACGTTCAGGTTCCGCCCGGGCGAGGTGACCCTGTACGCTGGCAGCAACGGGGGCGGCAAGTCCTTGGTGACTGGCCAAGTGGCCATGGGCCTGATCAAGCAAAAGCAGCGCGTGTGCATCGCCAGCTTTGAGATGAAGCCCAAGCGCACGCTGTACCGCATGCTGCGCCAGTTCGCTGGAGAAAATATTGACTTTCCACGCTACAGCGACAAGGCCACCTACATTGGCCGTTTGCTTGGCAGGTTCATCGACTACTCAGAGCAGGGCCTGTGGCTGTACGACCAACAGGGGACTACCTCGAGCCAGCAGGTGATTGCCATGGCCCGCTACTGCTCAGTCGAGCTGGGCGTGCAGCATGTGTTTATCGACTCGCTGATGAAGTGCGTGACGGGCGAGGACGACTACAACGCGCAGAAGAATTTTGTCGACGAGCTGACAGCGTTGGCGCGTGACCACAACATCCACATTCACTTGGTCCACCACATCCGCAAGCTGGGCAACGAAGAGATGCAGCCAAGCAAGACCGACATCAAAGGCTCGGGCGCGATCGCTGACCAAGTGGACAACGTGTTGCTTATGTGGCGCAACAAAAAGAAGGAGCACGACATCCAGAATGGCCAGATCCCTGATTACAAAAAGCCAGACGCCTTGCTCATGTGCGAGAAGCAGCGCAACGGTGAGGCCGAGGAGTGGTACAGCCTTTGGTTCAACCGCGAGAGCCAGCAGTTTGTGGACGAGAGCGGCGGGCTGCCAATGTCGTTTGACAACAGGGGGGCGTTTTGAATGAAGGCGAAGGGGAAGACGAGCATCGTCACCGTTGTCTCGTTCGATGGGTCATCCAGCGACGCATACAAGATCGCGATGCGGCACACCGATGGCTCAACGGTCACACTGACCACACTGGCCGTCGTCACAAGGGCTGGAATGAATTACATGCAGGCTCTCGACTTGAACAAGATGTTCGGGATCAATGGATCAAAGGTAACCGAGGTAACTATGGAGAATGGAAATGAACATTTTTGAGCAGGGCAAAACCCTTTATACGCAGAACGAATTCAACACAGCACTGAGCGAGGCGAAGGCCGAAATCATGGCCGTTGCAATTCAAACGACCAAGCAGGCAATGTTCCTCGAGCGACGGGCTTGCGCCCAGATGTTGTTGGACATGGCCGACATGGAGGACGAGGGCGCAGTCTGCACAGCCTTGCGCAATGCAGCCGAGAACATGTTCAACCGCATCCCTGCGCAGCGCCAATGACGTTAGAAGAACTAACAAAGAAGCTTGGGGACTTGATTGGCAAAAATGAAAATGCGATCACCCTTACGCTGCCATGGCCGCCAAGCGTGAACAAATATTGGCGCACGTTCCAAGGTCGCATGATCATCAGCGCAGAGGGTAGGTCCTACCGCAAGGCAGTGGCCGAACAAGTGCTGATCCAGCGCGGGGCAAAGCACTACACAGGCAAGCTGTGTGTGGTGATCGAGGCGTTCAGGCCTGACAACAGGCGAAGGGATCTTGACAACCTACTGAAGGCGGTCCTTGACGGCTGCACTCACGCTGGTGTTTGGGAAGACGACAGCAACATTGTCGACCTGCGAATTTATTGGGCCGACACAATCGGCGGAATGTTAAAAGTGAAAGTGAGCGAGCTATGAGCACAGCGTTAAAAGTGAAGTGGTACACAGGAAGCAAGGGCAAGGTTGGCATTGCAAAAGTGCAAACAGATGACGGCGACATTGAGTACCGCATCAGCTCAGTTGATGGGTTCCTCGAGCACATGGACGTGCAGCAGATCGTGGCGTGGGGCGAATGGTTTCCGATTGAGGCTGGTGATGCATTATTTTTGGAGGAAGTATGAAAGAAGAACCAGAACTGCTTGACATTTTTGCAATGGCTGCGTTGCAGGGTATTTGCGCAAGCGGATCAACTATGTCTAATAAAGGAATTGTTCAAGAGGCTTATGACCTTGCGTTACACATGATGCAAGAGCGCAAACATTATGTAGGAGAGCAAGATGACTGAAAAACTGATTGACCCCCAAGCCGCAGTTGATTTCATGATTGCAAAGTCCAAGGCCTACGCCCAGTCGGAGGCCAACAAAGTCTACATGGAAGAGCTGCGCAAGACCATCAAGGCCGAGCAGATGATCGAGGCCGAAGAGATGGGCCACAAGACAGCCGCCATGCAAGAGCGCGAGGCGTATGCGTCGGAACGGTATCGCGAGCACTTGGTTGCCCTGCGTCAGGCCGTGGAGGCTCGCGAGGAGCTGCGCTGGATGCTCATCGCGGCACAGGCTCGCATCGAGGTGTGGCGCTCACAAGAAGCAAGCAATCGGGCAGAAGGAAAGGCAACCATATGACTGGATTTGTAAGCAAGCGCCAAGCGGCGCAAGCCAAGCTGGATGATGACGACGCACAAGGCTACGTTGCAGAGTACGAAGCGGCGCTGTTGATTTCATATCAAAGCGGTTTTGCAGATGGCAAAAAAGCAGCACAGCGCCCGTGGCAAAACTTGACTGAGTGGGAGCGCGAAGCAATTGTCCATGCCTGCGGGGCCATGGGATCTGACTGGTTGGTGTTTGTTGAGGCCGTGGAAAAAGCATTAAAGGAAAAAAACAGATGAAAACCGAAGAAGATGAAGAGTTTGAGCGCATCTTGCGAGAGCAGGGGTACAGGGTCGCTGGGCGTTACCGCGAGCCTGAAGCTGAGGATGAAAAAGAAAAACGCTGCCCAACTTGCCACCGCTTGCTGAAGGACAGCCGTGAAACAAACGACTGACCCAACAAAAAAGACGTGCCAAGTGTGCCGCTTACAGCCAGCCCAGAAGATGGCCAAGTCGAGCAACGGCACGCCGCAGTGGCGCTGCCTCATTTGCCACGAGCTGAAGAGTCGGCAGGGCTTTACAAAGAGCAGGAAATGACCACGCTGGCTGAGAAAAAACACATGAGCAAAGTGGCCGAGCTGGGCTGTGCCGTGTGCAGGCGCATGGGGTACGAGGGGACCCCAGCCGAATTGCACCATCCAAGGGCCTTGGCGGGGGGCTGGGGGCGTTCAAGCCACATGGACGTCATCCCACTATGCCCAGAGCACCACAGGGGCGCTACGGGCCTCCACGGCCTCGGCACGAAGGGCTTCCCCAAGCACTGGGGCTTCACCGAGCTGGACTTGCTGGACGACACCCTCAAATTGCTTGGTGTTGTCAAATAACAACATTAGGGTTTTCCTTAGAAAAATAAATTAAAAAAGTTGTTGACTCGTTTAATTTTGAGTTACACTACATGCACTGACCAAGCAATACCGCACAGTCAGAACCACAGAAAGACAGCGAAATGAACACCATCACTATCACCCACGACGTCGACACCCTCGGCGCTCTCCTCGCCCAGATCGCGGCCCTGACCAAGCAAGCCGACGCCATCAAGGACGGCATCAAAGACAGCGCCAGCCTCGGCGGTGACAAGGTTGTTGAGGGCGACCTCTTCAAAGCCACTTACTCCGAGAGCAACCGTTCGGTGGTCGACAGCAAGGCTCTCTTTGCAGAGCTGGGCGCAACCCCTGAGCAGATCGCACGTCACACCAAAGTGACTGCGGTGTTTAGCGTCAAAGTAACCAGCCGTTAATCGGAGGCCACCATGAAAAAAAATGTGTACGTCAATGCAGTTTTGGCCTTCGGGCCAGACGGCAAAGAGCAAAGCGTCATTGAGCTGACTGACGACGAGTACGCCGCTTTGGAGCGTGCCATGCAGTGGCCTGAAGACTTGGCCAAGTGGGACCGACTAAATCGAGTAATCAACGGTTCTGAAATGGGATCACCAATTTAATCAACCGGGGGCCTCGGCCCCCATCAAAAGCGAAAGGAAAGCGAAATGGATTCATTCACAGCAACAGGCATCGCAGAGGGCTTCATTGAGGCCGACAGCGAAGAGCAGGTCATCGAGGCATGGCAGACCCTTGTGGACACTGGCCTCGCGTGGCAACTGCAAGGCTGGTTCGGTCGCACGGCCCAGCAACTCATCAACCAAGGCGTCATCACCGCATAACCGAAACGAAAGCGAATCATGAAAATTTTGACCACAATCCACGTTCACTATCAAAAACACTCTTGGGAAACCGAGGGCAAATTTATAGTGTTTTATGTCCAATTGGATGACACTCAAGACCGCACCTACGTTGGTCCACAAGAGATCGAGATCGAGGTCCCCGACGAGTACGACCCACGCGCACAGCAGGTGGCGGCGCTCGAGGCGCTGAAACAAAAGGTCATGGCCGACTACCACAAGTCTGTCACCGAAATCAACGACCGCATCTCCAAGCTGTTGGCACTGGAGTACACGGCATGAAGCACGCAGAAGCCAAATACATCAGCCTCGGGTTTAAGTACGAGCGGGCGCAGTCCCCGGAGGCTGGCCAAGCCGTCGCGCAGGCCATCAGAACCCTCATAGAAGGCGAGCGGGTCGAGGACCGGGCGGATGCCCGCTACTTGGTCGATCGTGGCCGCCAAGAGGCTCGGCAAGGAGTGGCAGCATGACTAACGTGACCAAAGAAGAGCTGCTCGATTGTTTTGCGACCGAAGCAATGAAGTTGTTGGTTCAGCAAGCTGGTTCAAC